TTAGCCCCAGAAGTCGACCAGCGGGTCAGCCTGGCGTTTAATCTCCAGCGCTTCGTCGGATGTCTGCTGCGCCTGTAGCAATTCTCGCGCATCGTCCGGCTTGCTGAAGCGCTGCATCAGATGACGCACGATAATGGCCAGCTCGGTGCTGCTTTTTTCCAGCAACTGCGGGTCACGTTCTTTTGCCGGTATGACTTCCGGGAACGTCAGAATAACCCGGCGGCGTGACACACCGCCGCTGCGATCGCTGAAACGCATCGGGTTATTGTTTACCGCCAGAATTACCGCCGGGATGTGCATTGAATAGGCGTCACGGTATTTGGGATCAATTGCCACCGCATCACCGCCGGTAATCGCCTTGATGCCCGCGCCGTCGCCGCTCCATTTCTCTTGGTCTGGCAGGATAATCAGAGAGAAGCCAACCACGCTGGCGCGTTCCCGTGATGATTTTAGCGTATCAATGGTGGCGGACGTGGTGTTATCGCGGCCAGCGAGCAGCTTAGCAATCGAAGCTAGCACACTTTCCCGCTTCCACCTGGACCGGTTACTTCAAGAAACATCTACCAGTCGTAGCGGTTTGCCAGCACCATAAATAACTCCGCGTGGATACGCTCCTGTTTGTCGTGATTATGCCCGGCGGGCCGCGTCAATGAGCGCCGGACGCCTGCGAGGTTTTTCGCCCGGACGCTGTGCGAACTAAACGTGCCGGTGGCAATATCAAACACGCGAATACGGAAGCCAGTCAGGCGGCGGGATTGTTCCCCCATGCGTGGCGCTATCAAATTCGCCTTGTGGATGAGTTATTACGTTCAAGCTGGTGCACATTTTTTCTAACGCCAATGTGTATACCAAACCTATACCTAATTATTCAGAATTCAGGTGGGTTATCCCGGAAGATTACAGGCACAAAAAAGCCCGCAGGGCTTGCGCCGTGCGGGCTCTCAGGACTTCATCGGATGACTCTGGTAATCACCGATGGAGAATTTTGGTGGAGCTGGCGGGAGTTGAACCCGCGTCCGAAATTCCTACATTCTCTAAGAGTATATATAAAATCAACAATTTATCATATGAATCATAAAGTTATGTGTTAGTGGTTGATAGTAATAAATACTCGTTGAAAACCTCAGTGGACAAAATCTGGATCATCCTTCAACCATGGCTAACGGATTTTTAGTTACTGCATCCTCCAGGTGACTCGGCGCAAAATGAGCGTAAACCATCGTCATTTTGATATCTGCATGACCGAGAATATCTTTCAGAACAAGTATGTTTCCACCGTTCATCATGAAGTGGCTGGCGAACGTGTGCCTTAGTACATGAGTGCACTGGCCTTCGGGCAGTTCAATGCCAGCTTTTTGTACGATACGCTCAAATGTTTTCCTGCATGGGGTAAATAATTTTCCTCTTTTCTTGGGGATTTCGTCGTATAGCTGTTTAGAAATGGGCACCGTGCGAACCTTTTTACTTTTTGTATTTTTGTAGGTTATGCGATGCGGAGTGATCTGACTGCCTTCAAGGTTTTCTGCCTCGCTCCAGCGCGCGCCGGTAGCCAGGCATATCTTAGAGATTATGAGGACGCTTTCACTCTGTGATTCCCGCAGAACGTCAAGCAGCTGCTTAATCTCGTTGGGATACAGGAAAGACACCATCTGCTCATCCACCTTAAAAGTGGGGATGCCGGCAATGGGATTAGGCAGCGACCAGTGCCCGAGTTTCTTAAGCGTGCCGAATACAGCTGATAAGTTGCGCTGTTCATGGTTAACCGTCCGAGGCTTGATTTCCATGCAACGACCATTGATGTCGGGAATTTCTCCTTTCAGTCTTCCTTCCCGGTATTTACTGAAGTCAGCCGGGGTAATCTGCGATGCAATGGGGTTGCCCATACCTGCGCAGATAGCTTTCAGCTTTGACATCATCCTGTCTGAGTCTGACAGGGTTCTGCCATACAGATCATGCCATTCAGAAATAACATCGGATAAGCGGCGGTTGTCTTGCTTTTCACCTAACCACGGCTTATCGGCCATCTCCTCAAGGATATATTTTTCATAAGCGAGTGCTTCACCTTTGGTAGCAAAGGTTTTCCTGATTCTTTTTCCTTTTGCCCCGTTTGGACGCAAATCACAAAGCCACTCACCCTCAGTGTTTTTGCGAATACTCATTATTTCAACTCTGCAAAGGTTGCCAGGACTTTACCGATTACCTTCACATCAGACGAATCGCAATCGATAGGGAATTTAACTAGGTCTATACGTATTTTATTGCCCGGTAGATTGGTGATTTCTTTCAGATGAATTTGATTCGAATACTCAATCAGGCAAAGGCCTTCTGTTAGTGGCGCTGGCGCGAAATCAACGAAATAGAGGCAATCATGCTCCTTTATGATTTTAATCTCGCCAGCTGATGAAGGCATTAATTCCCTGTCGATGCATAGCGTTGAATCTTCTATGAGTCTGTGATCTTTTAGCCTGAGAGTCGAGACTTGTAGGGCTTTATCCGCTTCAGCTCTAACGTTGTCAGCGCCACGCGCTAACAGTTCAAGGTTAAGTTCTTCACCTTCCTTCAGTTCACCTGTCGCTAGCCAATGCAGCGGAGCTCCTGTCTCTAAAGCGCACTTCAAAACTAAGTCATGAGGGTAATTGTCACGCGCAATTCGATTGCCGATAGAGCTGGCATTGATACCAAGATAATCGGCAAGCCGTACACGACTGGTGAATCCATACGCCTGACAGATGCGATCAATCGCTTTTTTCGCACCGTTTTCTAATTGGTAGCTCTGCATTTGTCGTATTCCATGATTGACAATGCACGTATGTCGGATCTAACATTGCGAAATCGACATTCGTGATGTTGATAGTAATTGATAGTGATTAACAACAGTAACCAACAGTGCTCATTGATTGAAGGCAGTGAGCACCAAACGTGAGATTTTGCTACATGAATACTCAACTGGCAACACATAACGAAAACCGCTGGGTAATGCTATCCACTTTCTGTGAACGCACCGGCATCAAGCTATGCACGGCGCGTTACTTCATCAAGGTAGGTAAGCTGCACATCAAACCTAAAGTAAATCCAAAGGACCGGGTTTTTGTAGATTGGTTCTCGTGGAACGCCGGTAAGAAAATTCACTAAACGTGATTCTTGTTGTTTAAGGGAGTGATAACAATGTTTGATTTTCGCGTTTCCACACACAGCCACTTTGAAGAAGCATGCCGCAAGTTTGCTCTGGCTCATAACATCAGCGATCTGGCACCACGTGCTGGCATGAAAGTGCAGACGCTTCGCAATAAACTTAACCCCGACCAGGCGCACAAACTGACGGTTGAGGAAATGTTGCAACTTACTGACCTTACCGAAGATGCAACGCTTATCGATGGCGCACTGGCGCAGCTGCAATGCCTGCCATGCGTTCCTATGAACGAACATGTAGCCGAGAAATTCCCGGCCTATGTTCTGAATGCTTCTGCTCAGGTCGGAACGCTGGCAGCCAGCGCAGCTAATCAGGGCAACATATCAGCCTCATGCCGTCGCGGTATTGTTGAGGCAGCAAACACCGGCATACGCTGCATGATGCTGGCAGCATTGGCGGTTCAGAACCGCATTCATTCAAACCCGACGCTGGCTTCAACCGTGGATGCAATCAGCGGTTTGAGCGCATCGATCGGTATGAGTTGAGGCCGGTTCGATGATCTCTTTAGCAGCACGCCTCAAGCGGCAGAATCCGTCAATGTCATATGGCAACGGCTGGATAATGGGTGAGAACGGCAAGCTGTGGCATCCGGTATTAAGCAGCCAGGAAAAAGAAGTAAAGCAAAGAGGTAAATCATGGCTATCGAAGGTAATGCCATGCTGGGTGAACTGACAGCAGGACAGCGTGTTTCAGCGTTAAATCACCTTGCTGTAATTCGCTCTCAATTTGGCGGCAACTGTGAAAAAGAGTTATCCCGGTTCTTTGCTGATATGCGCGATGTGCGGGACAGCAATTATCAGGAAAATAAACGGGCTTTAAGTGCGGTTCTTTTTTTAGCGAACATCGGTAAAGACAGACACGATGTTGATTTTAGTGAACTGACTACTGATGAAAAAACGGCGCTTGTTCGTGCAATGAATCATTTAAAAGCAGTTGTGAGTTTATTTCCTAAAAGATTAGCTCTGCCTAATTAATCAACCCAGAAAAATTAAATGGCGTAAACCCGCCGGGCATTGTTTTGCCCAAATACAGGAGAATTGAAGAATGCGAAATATTGAAACCCGTCAGTTTAAAAGTGATGACGACGCGCTTACCGCTCTGCTAAGTAAAGCAAAAAGCGAGCAGCGCTCAGACGATGCTCTGGCCGTATCAATCCACATTGCCGCGCTGGCAATTCATGCCCGCAAAAAGGAAATGTCTGCAGCAGAAATCATCGAGCTGCTGGACAAAGAGGCCGAGCGTTACGAGAACCAGGCGAGGGAGTTGCACTGATGGCCGATTCAATGGATTTGGTACAGAAGCGCGTGCTGGAGGAACTGGCGCGCAATCTGGCAAACGCAACTCATCGCCCGACCGGGGCGAGTGAGTTTTTCTGCCTTTCATGCGGTGATGAAATCCCAGAGGCGCGCCGCCGTGCGCTGCCGGGCGTTTCTGAGTGCGTGACCTGTAAGGAAATTGGCGAGCTAAAAAGCGTGCATTACAAAGGGGCAGCCTCGCGTGAGGCGTCCCAATGTTGAATATCCAGTATGCCTACCCGTGGAACGCTCCACGGGAAGCCATCGCCAGCCCGTATCCCACCTATGAGGAAATGCACAGCCGCAGTCAGATGATTGCGGCTTTAGCGCGTGCGCAGGAGCTACTGGAAAAGCAGCCGACGCTGATCCAGCTCGACGTTAAGCGCCGCGTCAGTGAGCTTGAAAAGACCCAGGGCATTGCCCGTGCCAATGCGTACTTAGCAAAAACTTTTGTTGAGCGCACATTGCCACGCGTTGAATGCGTCAGTGAACAGTATCGTCTCGGAGTAATGAAGGGGAGCACTTTAAATCTGCTCGGCGAAAACGCAACTGACCGGAGCAATACGGCTGTAGCTGGCGGCCAGCTATTCGAACTTATGCGCCGCTTTAACCGCCTGCCGGATATGGCGCGCGCTGACGTCGATCTGCTGGCCGGGGATGTGGCTAATTTCATCCTCGCCGAGCTGGTACAGGCGCACGCGCAGGCCTGCGACGAGTCGGATTACAAATACACCCATCGCGTTTACATGACCGCCGCCACTATCACCCGGGAGCTGAGCCAGACGCCGCCGCTGTGGGAAAAGGTTACGTCCCGCCTGTTCGACCCGGAAGAAGTGACTCCGGCGATCATGCGCATGCAGACCGAAAAATGGTGGAAAGGGCGGCTGCGCCGTGTCGCCGCGTCGTGGCGTGAACATCTGCAGATCGCCCTAGCGAACGTCAGCAAAAAGCACACCCCCTACGCCAGCAGCATGAACGTCTCAGAGTGGCGCGAGCAGAAGCGCCGCACCCGTGAATTCCTGAAGGGCATGGAGCTGGAAGACGAGGAAGGCAACCGCATCAGTCTGATCGAAAAGTACGATGGCAGCGTGGCCAACCCGGCGATCCGCCGTTGCGAGCTGATGACGCGCATTCGCGGCTTCGAAAATATCTGCAACGCAATGGGCTTCGTTGGCGATTTTTACACGCTTACAGCCCCGTCGCGCTATCACGCTACCATCAAGACCGGCCATCGCAACCGCAAGTGGAACGGCGCCAGCCCGGCCGACACACAGCGCTATCTTTGCAGCGTCTGGCAAAAAATCCGCGCCAAACTGCACCGCGATGAAATCCGCATTTTCGGGATTCGCGTTGCCGAGCCTCATCACGACGCGACCCCGCACTGGCACATGCTGATGTTTATGCGTCCCGAACATGTTGATCGCGTACGCGAGATTATGCGCGACTATGCCTGGCAGGAAGACAGCGGCGAGCTGACGACCGACAAAGCCCGCAAAGCGCGTTTTCACGCCGAAGCCATCGACCCGGAAAAAGGCAGCGCAACCGGGTATGTGGCTAAATACATCTCGAAGAACATCGACGGTTACGCGCTCGACGGTGAAATTGACGACGAAAGCGGCAAAGAGCTGAAAGAGACTGCGCCGGCCGTTTCCGCCTGGGCGGCGCGCTGGCACATTCGTCAGTTCCAGTTTGTGGGCGGCGCGCCGGTGACAGTTTACCGCGAGCTGCGCCGCATGGCCGACAGCGAAACCGCGCACGGGCTCAGCGTTGAGTTTGCAGCTGCGCACGACGCTGCTGATGCGGGTGACTGGGCAGGCTACGTTAATGCGCAGGGCGGCCCGTTCGTGCGCCGCGATGAACTGGCCGTGCGCACCTGGTATCAGGCCAGCGAGGAAATGAACGAATACGGTGAGGAAACCGTGCGCATCAGGGGCGTTTTTGCTACTGAAGTCGGAGAAGATACGCCAATTTTAACCCGGCTGGCGCAGTGGAAAATTGTTCCGAAACGTGCCGTTGATTTTGCTTTTGACCTTCAGGACGCGCCCGCGTCCTCTCGGAGTTCTGTCAATAACTGTACGGGAGGTTTGAGATCCGAGGATTCGAACCTACCGGAAAGTTTCGACAAAATTGACCCTGACGGCATGAGCAGGAAGGAACGGCGGCGATTGCTGGCGCAAATCAGGGCGCAGCAACCTCAAAAACTACATAAGAAGCTCCGGCGATCGGACAAAATTGAAGCTGCGTGCGACAACCTTATAAGCCAGGTGAGAGATTTAAGCGGTGAAACTATCAGTCGCGGTCTGGCCGTGCGGCTCATCGGTGGCACGCAGACCGAAATTGCCGGACGGATGTTCCGCAGCTCCGCTTATGGAGACTTGCTCAGACCGCACCGCATTTTTGATTCGACTACGATTTTGAAGCGAATTGAGCGTCTCGCGCGCCAGTCGTCTGCAGGTAGAACCCGGGAGTAA